CTCAATATCGAACACGCTGGTAAACACTAACTTCTTTCCTTTAATGCTGAACAGGTAGCCGTACTCATCGGCCAGCCGCTTCAGGTAAGCAACATCAGGCTCTCGGTTCTGCGTGCTGCGCTCAATGCGTAGCGTAAGTATCGTGCCCACAAGTGTCAGGCCGTGCTTCTTAGCAAAGCGTTCCACTATCTCCTTCAAGGTGGTCTGCTCATGCGCGTAGCTGTCACGCGTACGCATAGCCGTGGTGATACCTGATCCGAGAGCACGGATATTCACTACGTCAGGAGCTCCCACCGCCTCCACTTCATCCACCTCGAAGTCTCCGCAGTCCAGCATCATGTCATCGTAGCCAAGGCGCAGATTTATCTTGTCGCCTTTGGCCGGATACCAGTTGTCCCGCCACCGCGCGTCAGTATCCTCAATGGAGAAGTCCACCTCATCGCTCTCGTCCTTCTCTCTGTCGCTGTACGTAACGCTCAGCAGATACGGAGTGAGGTCTTCGGTGATGTTCTTCCCGTTGTAGACAATCTCAAAACGCGGTGACTTTACTTCCATGCGTTAGCGTTTCCAGGGTGGCAATAAATTCTTGTCGAGTTGCGGTGCCTGAACTATCGGCACATACAGTTTCGTTCCGGCCGGCAACACATCCGTGATAGGCACGTCAGGATTAGCCGCAATAATCTGCGGATACTTACTGGCATCGCCATACGCTCTGTATGCGATGGAGTCCCAGCGTTCGTTCTCTTTTGCGATATATTCGGTTACGTCTGCCATGGTTAGAACTTACGGATTGCTGATAGGAACGCGAGCTCGGCATTCGCTCCGAACATCGCTGATATAGCGTTCTGGACCTCATCGTTTGCGGTGATGATGTCGTCAATGTTTCCACCCTGAACCGCAGTGATTGCGGCCTGAGCAGAGTTCTTCACTCGCTTAGCAGCGTTGATGATGCGCTCGGCTGACTGATAGGTATTCTTTGCCGCGTACAGCTTCTGCTCAACATCGTTGGCCGCGTTGTTTATTTTCTTAAGTCGGTTTTCGGTCTGCTTAAATATCTCGGTGGCTTGGTCCGCGTTGGCCTTCGCCTTGTCAACGTCAGACTGAACGCTGCTTGCCTGAGCCTTCGCTTCGGTCACGCTCTTGTTGATGCTGGCCGTTTCGCCCTGAGTGCGGGGAACATCCTTCACTAATTCGGGATTGTTTTCTTCTGCTGCAAATGCGTCTTGCTGCGCCTGCGAAGCGGTCACAGTATGCGCGTGTTCAATGAGCGATAATGTCAACTGAGCCAGCACCGGTACTCCTTGCGGGTCGGTGTGGTCATAGGTCTTATCAACGGACTTGATTACGAAGTTGCCGATGAACAGCCCTGAGCCATCTAACAACGGCAATACTTCAGCGTTCTTGCTTGCAATCTCGAGGGCTTCAATCTCCGAGGCCACATCACAGAAACGCTGGTGCAGTTGGATACCGATGTTCAGCTGGTCGAGGTTCACACCAATCTTTTGCAAACGAGGTTTTCCATCAATGAGCCCGTGCTCAACGATGTTCGTCTGCTTCGTGCTCTGATAGCTGCCGAAACTTTTCGGACCTTCAAATATGATGTTACCTAACTGTGCGTACATGATCTTAGTATTGTCTGCTCATTTTCCTCGAGGTGCTGTCATTGATTACGTTCATCAGTTCGTTCTTATGCTGGCGCAGCATTTCCGCGAAGTCCTGTTTGGCCGATGGGCTTCCGCCCATGATGCTCACCTGTGGTGCATACGTCACACTTGAACCTCCGTTGTTTGTCACAGGAGATAGTCCAGCTGTTGGGCTGGCTGATGCACCTGTAGTTGGAGAGTTCATGTTCATCAGCGAACTGATGCCGTTAACCGCAATGCCCATAGGCGTGAAGGCAAACGCCTTCTTGAACATATCTGCCCCAGCTTGAACCTTGCTTACGAGTGAATCCCAGTTGTCGATTACCGTGCGGATAACCTTCGCCACCCAAATGAATGCGGAGATAGACAACATCAGCGGAGCGAGAAGTATCTTCATCGCAAGGCTGCTGTTCTTCCACCAGGCAACTAACTCCTTCCACTTCCAAACGAGAATAGTGACGGCAGCAATGGCAGCGAATATCGCCACCACAATCCATGTAATGGGATTGAGTGCAGCAACGGCATTGAATATCGCCATGATGGTGGTCACCACCTTCAGCGCAACACCGAAGGCCAGCAATCCCATTGCTCCCATCGCCAACCACTTCACGAGCTTCGGATGCTTATCTATGAACTGAGTAATTTTAGGCAGCAGATTATTGGCAAGCATCTTCTGAAACTTCTGCACCGATGGCAGCAGCACCTTGCCGATGCTCTCGCCTATCTCACCGAAGGCAACTTTCATCTTCGCGCTGGCTGGTGCGGTAGCTTCAGCCACTCCACCAACTTGCTTTTCGATGGCCTTCAGGATGATTTCCTGAGCCTTCGTAAGTTTGCCGCTCTCAGTGAGCACCTTTATCTTCAGTCGCTCAGCATCGGTGAACGAGATGCCTGCCTTACGAAGTGCATTGATACCCTTAACAGGGTCCTGTAATGCCTTACCTAATTGAACCGCGTTAGCTGAAGCCTCACCGAAGCCGGTAGCTTGCAGGTCGAACGCCAGCTTTGTGGCTCTCTCAAACGTGCCGTTGGCTCGAGCCATTGCGTTAGATACCTTGCCGAAGGTCGCCAGCTTCGCCTGAACAGCCATGATGTGTTCATCTTCGATTCCGATTACCGTCTGCAACTTCGAAGCATACGCAGCAGATTCACGAGCAGCTTGCCCGGTAGTGTCGCCCATAGACTTGAACACGCGGTCAAGCCTGAAGAATGCTATCTCTGCTTCTTCAGCTGCGTTGATTGCCGGAACGAATGCAGCAGTTGCAGCAGCTCCGGCCAGCATAGAACTATCGGCAATGCTGTTCATACGCTGAATGCGTGCGCGGCTTGCCTCGTACTGCTTCGTTACGTTGTTCAGTACGCCCTTCACCTTCTGCGTCATTTTATCGTACGCGGTGAGGACTACGGCTGCTTCGAGTACTTTCTTCATCTTTCTGACGGTGTATTAAGTTGCTTGTGTAGGTCTACGGCCTCCTTCACCCAGTAGTGCAGCTCTTTCATGTCCATTGATTCGAGTTCGCTGTAACTCCAACCAGTCATATAAGCGAGGAACAAAAAGTCCCTCGCGGCTAAAAATTTACGTCCGAGAACTCAGCCGATAGGGTCATGAAATCTTTCAGGTCCATATCATCGAATTCTTCAGCTACCAGTGTCTTGCCATCAATAGTCACCAATTGAGCCATCAGCGCGGGGATGAATAGCGAATGGTCTCCGTTAGCTACACGCGATGCCATGCGTGCGTGCTTGCCTTTGCCGGTTTGAATTACAGCGGTCTTGCCGCTGGGAAGTGTGAGCGTCTTAGGCTCGTTGTTTGTTTCACTCATGATGTGTTTCCTTTAATTGAACTTGTGAACTCAAAAATAAAGAAAGCTCCGCACATTACCGCACGGAGCTTTGCTCGATTGTATTGTTGTGGAGGCCTTAGCCTCCGATGTTCGTGCGGTAGTTCGCCAGCAAGTCAACACCGTCAGCCTTGTAGATGTTGGCGATGGCGTCAAACTCAACGATTTCCTGACCGTCAATAGTCAACTTCAGGTAAGTGACGTTGTACATATTCTCGGTCTCGATTAGATCATGCTGTTTGAATTTACCCGGGTCGAAGTCCTTCGGAGTGGCGGTCATGTAACACACCACAGGCACCTCAGAGGTGCGGCCTGCTGAGGTGAATACCTCTTGCGAAGAACGAATCTGAATATTAATAGCCTTGAACGGATTGGCAACCTTCTTCAGAATGTCCGCATACAGCGAGTTCCATTTGATACGGGCTTCCATCGGCTCAATTCCGGTAGGAAGTTGGAACGTGCCAACCATACCGAGAGCCTTATGCTCAACCATCTTATGGGTGATCTTAGGAAGGTCCACTTCTTCTGCCTTGCCCAAGTGACCAACGCCATCAACGTAAACGTTGGCGTTGCTTATTTTGTTGATTTGAATATTTGCCATTGTCGTTGTCGATTAGTCGTTAATTGGATGTGCCAAGTGAGCGCAACAGGCTGATGTCAATGAAGCTCTCGAACGTGATACGCTCGGCTGGTGTAGGAGGCATGAAGTTGATATCGAAGGTCAGGTGACCTGCGGCAACTTCAACGTCAGGGTTCTTAGCAACGTCATACGTACACTTACCGTCAACGATTGCTCCGCGCTGAACGAGCACACGCATAAAGCCGTTCACGGTTTCAGTGATGCTATCAATCAAAGCCTGATTGATAGGCTCGTCAATGAACTGAAGCATAGCCAGCTCGAGGCTCTCATGCAGGATGTCAGCAGTACGCTGAACTGCGATGAAGTTGCTCGGGTCGGTCTTTGTCGGGAACGCTGCGGAGCGGTTGCCCCATGTACGAATGCCTGTGCCGAAGCTATTGAACAACGTAACGATGCCCTTCTCGTTGAGAAGGTTCGCGTCTGTGGAAGCATCGTTCACAGCTGCACTGATATTGCGCTCAACGCCTACGATTCCAAGTATCTCCTTGTTTGAAGGCGACACCCAGTAGCCGCGGCTGTTGTCCGTTGCGGCTATAACACCGGCAAGGAACTGCGAATACGGACGGTTCTCGTTGCTGTCGGTAGCGATGTCATAAGCCTTCAACATCGGATAGCAAAGCACAGCGCGCTTGCTCGAGGTGTTGAAATTGATTTCTCCCAACGGGCCACGGCCTGTGATTGCGTCCGATACTGCTGTTCCTTCGGGAGCGTCTATAAGTGCGTGAGCGCGGAACTTGTTAGCTACAGAAATCATGTCGGTAGAAACTGCACTCAGCACACTGTAACCAGGTGCGATTAGGATGCGCGGTGTAAACCCGAACATATTGAAGCACAAATCAAAGCACTTCATACCGGTGCGTGCGTCCGTTTCCGAATCGTATTCACCGATGATTTGATCCGCGTTTACGCTGGCTGCATTCAGCTTCTTATACGATGCGGTGAGTGTAGTCGTTCCATCAGGGACAGTAACGAAGTTAATCACCTCAATGTTGCCGTACTCGTCCACGCTGTAATGCGTGTCAAGCGTGAGGGTAGTTACACCCTTCTTGACAACTAGGTTAGAAACAGGGTTGAACGCTGTCTTTGTTTTGCCGCCAGCAGTTGTTGGCAACGCCTCGTCTGTAACTGTAGACAGGTTGCTGTTGGTGAATGTGTTCACCACGATAACAGTTCCGGCACCTTGCTTGAAAATGTCGGCCAATGCCTTCGGGATATTAAAGCCCGTAAGAGGTGAACCGAACTGAGCGGCATCACGCTCATTCTGAACTACGATAGGAGTGTTGGCTGTTCCAATAGGAGCGATACCAACAAGTCCGATAACGGCTGACTTGACCACCGTCACGGGAACGGGGCCTTTCTTTAATTCGAGGGTCTCAACCCCATGAAGGTAAGATACTGGCATGTCTGTAATATTTAAATCAAATATATGAATTCGTTTTGTGTTTTGCGTGAATTAATATGATGTCGCAATGTACGTAGCCAGTGCCGCGTCAAGTGCTGCCTTGTCGATTTCTGAAGCCTTGCCGAAACCGAAGATGGACTTGCGGATGTTGTCGCCCATATAGTCAAAGAAATTGTTAGTCTGATACGAGCGCACAAACGAGTTGAACTCTTGGTCCATCAAGCCTGTGTCTGCGCCTACGCTAAACGGGCCGTACTGTGTACCGTTGAACATAACGTATAAGTAGCCACTGGCACGCCACATGATGAATCTTTGGTAGGCAGGCAGGTTGTTTGCGGAACCGTATGTCTGAGGGCCTGTGTTAACTCCGAATAAAGATTGAATAGTACCCGTAACGTTATTCGGGATAAAGAACGTATCTATCCTTTTTGAAAATGTTGAATCAAAGCAACTCTCAGCGATGCCAACAGAGCCATCTACGTTGTTGTAGTAGTAAACCGTGAACCACAGGAAATCATCGGAGGTCAGTCCAGCTGTATTGAAGTTAATGCCTTCCTTTACTCGTCCCGAAGTACCGTTGCCATGATAGCCCTGCTTCTGAATCTTCGTAATCGTGTCAACTTTTTCCGGCACATAAACTCCGGGTGATGCCCAGTTGATGCCGTCAAATCCTAAGTCGGTAGGGATAGCTCCGTGATTGATGTCGTTGTGTAGGTTACGTATGAGTTTCCACGAAGCCATGCCTGAAGCCGAAGCCTCACGTATTCCCTTCGCCAATGGGTTCTGTGCTTCGATACACGCACCGCTCGGCAGCGTGTGACCCTGCGCAATAGCGTAGTCCACTATCGCTTCGTAGGCTGCGTCATAACCGCCAACGCTCGCGTATATACCTGTCTTTGCGCCTATCATGCTTTCAGGTCACCAATTAAGTACCATGTATTCGCAGCAACCTTCTTCAGTACTGCCGCGCTGTACTGCTTATTCAGCTTCAGCTTACCGTCAACACTCAACACCGATGTGTCACCATCAGGGTCAAACGTCACCTCACCTACAGCTCCGCGAATTAATTCAATTTCCGTGTTTACGGGGAAATTAACTTCAACGTCAGCAGGCACGTGAACTACTGCCGCGGCAGATAGTATTACGAACTTGCCTCTGTCGCTCAGTTCGAGCGTATGGTCAGCACCATACGTAACCGTGCCGCGTTGAGCTACAACAGCACCGTTGAACGTCTTGTCGCCTTCAATAGTCTGACTACCGGTTAATTTCACAACAGCGTCATCTGCTGCCTTCTCATCGAGAGCATCCTGCAATCCTGTTACGTCAGCAACCGCGTGCGTGTGCGCTGAAGGAGTGAACTCTGTCGGCTTATTTTGAATCTCTGACCAGTCAGGCGTAGTGTCGGCTACACGCACCCAGTTCTCAGGTGTACTCTCAGGCTCAGCGATGAAGATATACAGTTCGCCCGTATCGGTTTGGCGTACGAACGTCTCACCTACACGAGCATCGGTTATCGCAAGCCTTGCGGCCTCATCAGCCACAACACGCAAGTCGCCAAGCGCAATAACGGGAATCGTTGACGGGTCTATTTTACCCGCACCATCCAGCCCGGCATAACCGTTAACTTGGTTCTTCGCGCTGGTGCTCTGTTTTGCGGCCAGCTCAGTATTCGTGTTGGAAGGAACGTTGGCTACCTTCGCCTTATCGAGCGTGGTGAAGTCCTCTGTGCTCAGGCCCTTGCCAGCAATCTTGTCAACTTTCGAGTTGACCGCTGCCTTCACCTCGTTGGCATCAACGTCACGCCACTGTTTCTCGGGTGCTCCGTCTTCAGCATTCTTATCTTTGTTTGGGTAGCTAATGTCTGACATGGCTATTGAATGTTAAAATCAAAATTATAATCGAAGTTCAGTTGCTCAGCTGGCAGAGGCTCACCAATCACAATAGTGTCGGCTGTGGTCTCGTTTTCCAAAACGATGCGCTTCAGCAGGTTCTCAACAATCTCGTCAGGACTCTCCACCACCATACTCATGCACTGCACGTGCATGGTGTATGTCCACAGGTTGTCAACCTTCTCAACGAATCCAGTCTTGACCAGATACAGCTTGTTGCAGTGTATCGGCCTGAACCCAAACAGCCGCGCCTTCACTAACTTGATGAGGTTGTAGATGCCTGCTGCACCACGCAGCTTCATGCACTGAAGAAACAACTCTACGGTTATCTGTTCTTCCTGAACAATCTCTGATGTGCTTTTGACTCCGTTCGGAAATGAACTCTCTTTGTACGCTACCGTTACCTTGCCCTTCTCTATGGGCTGGGTGTACTCGGCATCCACTTCGGGAAGCGGCACAACGTCAAACCCCGCAGTTGCAAGCGGGGTAGATAATCTCGTTACTATGTCTGTTTCGAGTAGTTCGTAATCCACGGGCTATGTTGTTATAGGCTCTTGCGCTCGAGCCTTGCTTCGTAATTCCTTCCGTCAACTTTCTGGTTAACGTCACGAACGTAATACGTCACCGCTTTAATGGTGACTTCCTGAGTGTAATCGCCATCGCTGACGAGCTCGCTCAGGCCGGGGAAATCTCCCTCTTGGTATTCAATGTGAACAACGCTGGGGTTGTACTTTACCTGTCCCAGCTGTTCTTCTTCTGACGGTTCACGAAAGAGAACGCGGTAGGTGTTGCCGTCCCAAGTGGCGTTAAAGCCCATCGTTGTAGCAACCACCTTAAAGGCTGTTTCTCGCAGCCCATCAAACACGTTCTCTCCCATGAACCGACAAGTTTAATTAGGAGGCCATCAAGCCAGCTGCTTGCAGGCTCGAAATGATTGCAGCAACTGCGGTGTCCAATGCGTCCAAACGTGTCTCTGTTCCTGCAAGAGGAGCAGCGTTTGAACCAGTACCGTCAACACCTACAAGGTTTGAGCCAGCAGCGAAGTTCACATCAGCAGCTACCGGAATAGATGCCTGACCTGCGTCCTGAACCAGCAACACCTTTACGGTAGTGTCTGATCCGCCCTGCGCGGCAACTGCGAAACCGATGAAGGTTCCATCTGCTGCGGTCTTTGTGATTTCACCGGGGTTCGAATCCCAGTACAAAGCATCCCCTTCGCTGATAGCGAGGGCAGCTTTTTTGGTGAGTTCAAATACACCTTTGGTCCTAATTTGACCTTTCTCGGTGTCAGCAATGTCGCCAAGCGCAATGCCTACAATCTTGCCCTTGATTACGGGCGTGCCACTGGTAATTGTTGCACCGGTGGCGTTGGTGATTTCCAGGTGCTCACCTGGTTGGATAAAATTTTGCATGATGATTTTCGATATTAAAGACTATGAAATAGGAGCGGGTTTCCCCGCTCCCTATGAATTCCTTGATTAGCCTGAGTTACGGATTGCGCCTCTCCATCCGATGGCATCGATTCCGTAGTCCATACGAATCTTCCATTCAACTCCGTCAACGCTGAATCCGTTGCGGCTTTCCATGAATGGTGTCTGCTGACCATCGAGGAAGTTAACCTCAATTACAGGTTCTTCCGATGGGTTAGCGAACAGGTAGTACGCTGTACTTGACAAGCGAGGCGTATCGATGATGTCGGACAACAGTCCGTTCACGATGTTAGGGCGTTGCAACTTGTTAGATGCATCAGGATCGTACTGAGAGCTGTTCAGGATACGCAGCGTTGAACCGAGGCTCAACGGAGCGAGAGCCAACGATGGACGGATGTCCAAGAAGTCGTTCTGGTCTTTGTCCTTCTGCGAGGCCATAGCCTGACGCATCAAGTCCAAACGAACAACAGTTGGAGCTCCAACAGCATCACCGGTAGCGATGTTGCCGTGGTCGGCATGGAACAAGGTTTTGGTGTCAACCATCACAGGTCCAAGTCCTGCGTTCTCAGCCAGCAATGCATACACATCGTTCTCAACAGAACGGGCAGCGGCACGGCCTAACATTGACGACAGGCGGGTGAAACCGGCAAGGTCGTCATTCACGATCATCTGACGAGATACGTTGATGATGTTTCCCTTGGTAGAGATACTCACCTTCTCGTAGTCAGCGTCAGTGATTTTCTTGGTCTTGAACTCTCCGCTCTCAGGAACAGCCTCGAGGTCTGAGAACGTTCCCATACGCAGGCGCTTGTTCTCACGGAAGTCGCTCACCGAACCTATGGTACAGAAACGTCTCCATGTGTCAGCAACGGCCTGATAGTTCGCCAACAGAACGCGTCTGTTAGTTCCCTCCAACAGCACAGGGAAATCCGAAGTGCTGGACGTAAAAGCACGGCCAACAATCTCCATCTTATCCATGCCGGAAATGTTCACACCGGCACGCTCGAGCGATTGCTTAGCGAGGTCCAGCAGCGTTGCGCCACGGTACTTGCGTGCTTCTTTCAGCACGTCTTCGGTGTACAATTTCTTTTCGCCAGTAGCAGCATCAGGCATCACACGGATTACCAGTGCAGCTTCAGTAGCGGTTCTGCGCATTTCCTCGCCAGCATCAGCGCCAACGTGGATACCGCGACTTCCCTTGTGAGGATCTTCAGCAGCAAACTTCTCGATGATAGCAGCGCGTGCTTCTTCGATGCTTTTTCCAGCGTCAATGAGTTCGCGGGCGTACTCATCGCTCAGTCTGGCAGCCTTAACGGCTTTGGTGATTTCAGCAGCGCGGGTGCGCTCTGCTTTCGCGCCTTCTTCACGAGCCTTTGCAGGGTCGTTGGATACGCGCTCCTTCTCGGCTGTCACAGCTGCACGGGCAGCTTCAACAGTCATAGCCTCGTTGTCGATAAGACCACGGGCAAATTCAGCTGAAAGGCCTGCTTCGGCCACAGCCTTTGTGATGTCTGCGGCACGTTGACGCTCTGCGTCACGCAATGCCTTTTTTTCTTCTTCTGTCATTTTTATATTTAAAGAGCGGGTTTTGTCTTCGATTTCGGGTTCAGGCGAATTGTCGTCCTCTGACCTTACGCCTGCCTTCGGGTCAGCGGGGATGGTTACGAATGATATTTCGTTAGGCTCCCAGCTACGCGCGATATAATCCCGGTACTGCTGGCCTTCCTTCTTATCCATTCGCTCGTACTTCAGCACGGTGTAACCGAAACTGATGTCGCGAATGATGCCGTCATTAATATCTGCAACGATGTCCTGAATATTATCGCGCTTTGAAAACCTTACGGTTGCGAGATACACTCCGTCTTCCTTCCGTACATTCTCTGCACGTCCGAGTATCTGACCTACGCTGCCCCAGCGTCCGTGGTTGTCCAAAACTGGAAGGCCGTTAGCAGCTCTGTCCAGCTTGGCTCCGTCCATGTCGAGCACTTCGTTGTAATACTCTTCGCGTGCCCACGAATAGCGGAGCACGGGGTGGTTTGTCGCAAACGTCACATCAACTGTGCGCTTCTCAACATTCATGCTCTCGGGCACGAACTGCGCCCGAATCATGTGTCTTCCTGTGTCGCGTTTAATTTCCGGCAT